AAGAACTCATCAGTACATTGCTCTAAAGCAACTCTACATCTACCTGCAGTAATTACTTTGTCATCAATATCAAATTGTGTTGAACCACTTGTTGCAGAACACGCTGTGTAAGGGTCAACGATTTTAGTTAGAGCAGCAGAAGTGTAAACATTCATTTTATGTTTAACATTAGGAATAACTCTATAGTTACGCATAATATCATCACTTCTAAATACTGGCTCATAAAAAATTTCGTTTAGTTGTGCACCACCATAAGTTGCTGCTATACTATTATTTGCTACGTTTGCCATTTTATTTTATTTTTTTAATTATTAAATTTACTTCTAATTCTATCTGCCATTGCATTGTAAAAACCTGCATTAGCATCTTCTTTTTTGTTCTCAACTACAACAGGGTCTGCTTCAGTTACAATCTCAGTACCTTTAGCATCTGCTTTGTTGATTTTAGCGTTTAACGCTTCAACTTCTTGTGTCAAAGTTTCGTTAGTTCCTTTTGAAGCAACTAATTCTTCTTCTAACAAAGAAATCTTGTTTGATAATTCAATGTTACTAGACTCAAACTCAGAAATTTTATTTTTTATCTCATCATTATCTCCTAGATTAACAGTTATCGCAGTTTGTTCAGCAACATCTGCAGAAACTTTTACATCACCTTTTACAGCAGTAACAATCTCTTCAACTTTGTTGTTAAACCATTCTTTTAACTCGTTAGTCATTTTTTTGTTATTTATATTAATACTTAATTTATTCTGTATCTCTTCCTGTGTGATGTTCTTAAACTTAGAAACATCATACTTTGCAGCAACTTTAATAGAATCAGAGATAGTATCAATAAAACCCATTTCTAATGCTTCGTTAGCATTTAACCAAGTTTCTTCATCCATCATCTCTGCAAGAGCATCATAAGATAATCCTGTCTTTTTTCTATAAATGTCTGTCAGTTCGCCTGTGATCTTATCAAGAGTTTCTGCTGTCTTTCTCATATCTTTAGCCTCACCCATTGTACCACCCCAAGCATTATGAATCATAAACAAAGAATTTTCAGCCATAACAACCTCATCTGCACCAAGAGATATAATAGTAGCAATACTCGCTGCTATACCCTCAATGTAAACTGTAGTCTTAGCCTCTCTCCTTTTGATTACATTATACATCGCCATACCATCAAAAACATCACCACCTAAACTATTAATGCGTAAGTTGATTGGCGTATCTTTTAAATCTTTAATGTCAGTAATAAACTCTTGTGCAGTTATGCCATAAGTTCCTATTTCATCAAAGATATATACATCAGCAGGTTTTCCTGCCTTGTTCTGAATGTTATACCATTTTTCTGTCATAGGGGCAAAAATAGAATATAATAAACCTTAGTTTACCTTATTTTCGTACAAAACTTTTAATATGTGATATTACTAGATGGTGTGGACTTCTTTCTCTCCTTGTAAACTATATTCTGTGCTTGACTTTCACTTATGTCGTACTTAATAGATAAATCCATCCAAGTGTTAGTTCTACTACCCTCATTGCCTACTAACATTCTATCAAAGTCTGCAATAACCATATAGTTTCTAAGTCTTTTAGGATCAATAATACCTCTTTCTACAAAATGCCTTACAACATCTTTGCAGGTTGGTGAAGAGCCAAATCTTTTCTCTAAGCCTTCTCCAGCAATTTCAATGAAGTCTTTGACTACATCTATTTTATTTTGCCTTTGCTTTTTTTGAGCCATTTCTTTTTTTAGGAGTTTGTTCTATTGCTATCCACTCTTCTACCATGTTTTCCCAAAACTTACATACTGCTGCCCTACAAGAAGTACATTTCATATCTTGTTTGTGTTGTGGGAATAATAAATGCCACTCTGCAAACATTAATCCTAAAGATTCTGCTTGATACGTTGGAAAGTTTTTAGTGTGGTTTTTGTTTCTGATAACTGCATCAGTCATCATCTTTCTTTTAGTCTTTGCGTAATTGTTAGCGATTTCTTGGAAATTCATATATGTTTTTTTACCATTTATTCTGAGGACACTTACCAAAGAACTCTTTTGTTAAAGATGTTTTCGCATCTAGGAAGCACTTGCAATCAGCACATCTTGCCCCTCTTGCTATTTTAGGTTTCTTTAGTAACATAAAGTTTCGGTAAAAACTACAACTTTTACATATATCTAGCCTTTCTAATTTGGTTTTGTTATCAACAAACATTTGTTTATTTCTTTGATTATTAAATTATTGCATCTGATTCTATCACGCTAACTGAGTTTTGTGTTGAGGTTATATCTGCTTCAACTACTACTACTTTACTAGCACCTCCCATAGCACCCATCATTTGATTTTGTCCTAGTGCATTGAATTGTTGTTGTGAGAATGAAGGCATATTAAGTAATCCACCATCTGCAAACTTAACACCTCCTCCTGCAGAGTTCATTGCTGATAATTGATTTCTAAACATTGCTGTACTTCTTTTATTTATTACTGCCTCACCACCTTCTAATTCTACTACCCTACCACCTACTGCAAACTTCTCACCACCATTAGCGTGTGATTTACCTTGCACCATCCCACCATTAGCAAATTCTTCTATCATACCTCCTAGTGCATACTTCTGATTTTGAATTAATGCTAATTGAGCAGCGCCTACTGCTATAATAGGGGCAACTGCAGCAAAACCAAAAATTCCTGTTTGAGCAAATACTTTAGCAACTGCCATTGCAGTATTCATAATAACCTCCATGCTATCTCTTTTCTTTTTTTGCTTAAATGCTTTTCTTTGAACCTTCTCAACTTCCTGTTCATATTCCTCTTGAGATATAACTCCTGCTTCCTTTCTTTCTTCTAAACTTTTTCTTTCTTGTTCTAATTTTCTGTCTGCATTTTGACCCATTATATCAAAAATAGCACCTGCTGCAGTTTGTAATATTTCTAAATTTGCTAATTCAATATCTTTTTGTTCTTGTGCTGAATCTTTAGATGCTTGAGTGGTTTTTTTATAATTTTGTAATTTAAGTTGTGTCAATTGATTGTCTAATTCTGCTCTTTGTGCTGTACTTAAACTTTCATCTAATAATAGGTTGTTAATTAATTCAATTTGAAAATCTGCTAAATCTTGTTCTGCTTGTTCAACTGTTGATTTACCACTTAAAACATCTTCAACTAAATTATTCCAATATTCTTCAGAAACATTTGATATGAATTTTTTATCTAGTTCTTCTTGTGCTTTTGCAACACCTTTTATGCTTTTCTTTTTGCCTTCTAATTTATCTATTAATTTTTGCGTTTTTTCTATATCTTGATTAGTTCTATTAATAGCCTTTATATTTGTTACATCTAATAAATCTCTTTCAGTTTTAAGTTCTTTTATTTTATCTTTTAAAGAACCTAATGTTATTCTCTCTTCATCTGTTAAGTTTTTCTTAATTTCTTTTAACTCTACCTCTTTAGTTTCTTGTGATATCTGCTCATCTTTTAATTCTTTTAATATTTTATTTGTTTTTATTAAAATATTAATTTGTTTGTTTTCATCTTCGTAATTTTGATTAAGTAACATTTTATCTTTTCTCAATCTTTGATTTTCTTTTATTTCATCATCTATCTCATCAATACGTTCTTGTATAAATTTTGATTTTTCTTTTGAATGTAATTTTTTTTCTTCTTCGTTTAATGATTTTAAAACTTGTAAATTATCTTTATAGTGCATTGTTGCTATACGCATTTTATCATTTGCCAAATCCTGTGCCAAATTCTCATTACTTTTAAAGTAATCACTTAATTTGTTTAATAATTCAGTTGTAACATCTGTAATGTTACGAAGTGATTTTACTATTTTAGGTGAACCAGCAATAACTCCTTCTTGAAAACCTTCCCATGCCGAAGTTAACTCTTTTAAATCTCCTTCTAAAGTGTCTTTTATTACATCTGACATTTTTTCGGCAGCACCTGTCGCTTCATTTAAAGCATCTCTAAGTTTTAATGTTGCATCAGAAGAAGATAACATTTGTTCAAATGCTGCTGCTTGTCTTAAATCAACAACCTCCATAATGTCAGCCATACTACCTCCTTCTTCAACAAATTTATTCATTGCTGGTAATAATTCATCAAAAGAGTGTATTGTTTTCCCAAAAGATTTTGTTAAATCAGAATTTGGGTCTTGCATTTTAAGAAGAATGTTTCTTAAAGATGTACCTGCAATAGAAGCCTCAATACCTGCATCTGTTAATTTAGACATAATTGCAGTAGTATCTTCTAAAGAAAATCCTGCTGCTTTTGCAATAGGTGCTACTTTAGTCATAGATGTTTGAAATTTTTCTATATCCATTGCAGAACTTGTAAATGCTACTGCCATTACATCAACTACTCTTTTTGTTTCACTAGCATCTAATCCAAAACCTCTAACTGATGCACCTGCTACTGTTGCTGCTCTAGCCAAATCAGATTGTGTTGCAGTTGCTAAGTCTATAGTTGCTGCTTGTGCATCTAATATTTCTTGAGTTGTAAATCCTAATTTACCATAATTAACTTGTAATTTTGCTACTTGAGTTGCTGTAAAAAAAGTTGTTTTACCTAATTCTCTTGCTGAAAAAGTTAACTTTTTAAATTGTGCTTCATTAGCACCAGTAATTGCTTTTACTTTAGCCATTTCAAACTCGAAATCTTTAAAAGTTCTTATAGCAGCACTTATAACTTTTACAGCAGTTCTAAAGGCAACAACTGCAGAACCAATACCTGCTGCTAGTTTACCAAAACTCATGGTGGTTTTTTTAGTTTTTTTCTCTAAATTACCTAACTGCTTATCACCTTGTACGACTACCTGTACTACTATCTTTTCTGTATTTGTTGCCATATATATTATATATTAAAATGCTCTTTGAACATTTGTTTTTGGATTATTTTTTTTAATTTGATCTGCTATCATATTAGCCACATCTACACCGATAGATGGTGCTAACTTACTGGCTACTTCTTTCTTGTATTTATTTGCTACATATCCTGCAAAGTTTGTTCTTCTTAGATTATTACCTTCTGTCCAATATACATAAGGCTTACCATAGAAACCTTGTAACTTTTTAAATATAGGCTCTGCAGAACTCATTTGAAGTCCTTTTGCTCTTACCCATTTTACTATTGCACTAAAGTTAGGTTTCTTAGCAAATTTAGGATTGTTAACTGCTTTCCAATAATCAACTGATGAGGTTATATTTAGTACACTCATACCTCTCTTTATAACATTGTACTTTAATCCTCTGCTTAATCTACCAGTAGCATTATGCTTTTGTGCTTTTAACTCATCTTGCAGTTTCACTCTAAGCAATCCACCTACCTCTCTTAATGTTATATTT